CGGTGGCCGTCAAGCACTATTTTGCGACTTGACACTACTCCTTTCTACACATACACTTACGACCATGAAGCAGATGCCGAAGGCGGCGCTCGACAACGACAAGCCCTACAGCTTGAAGTTGGCGGCGGGACAGTTCCTGCGCCTGACGGCGGTGAAACAGCGCAGCGGCGTGCCCGTGCCGGAGCAGATCCGGCGGGCCATCGACGCGTGGTTGAAGGTGCAGGAGCGGGGGCGGTGACCGACGCGGAGTTCGTGGCGGCGGTCGCCGCGATCAGGCCGACGGCACGGGGCTGTCGGTTGTGGAAGCCGATGCTGGTGGGGAAGTATCGGCGGGTGATGCACCGGGGGCGGTTCCTCGCGGTGCATCGACGGGTCTACGCGCTGACGGTGGGGCCGATCCCTGACGGCCACGTCGTGCATCACCGCTGCCGCGACGGGCGGTGCTGCGAGCGGTCGCACCTTCGGGCGCTGACCGCGTCGGCACACAGTCGCCACCACATCACGGGAGAACCAGAATGACGAAGAAGAGCAAGGTAGACGACACCGGGACGCTGCAGGAGGCGCGCGTGATCAACGCGCTGGTCAGCGACGTGACGCTGACGCTGGCGAAGCCCGAGGCCGGGACGGTGGCCGAGGTCGGCGACGACAAGTTCGTGCGCGTCGGGCCGCTGGTCACCGACGTGAGCGCCGCGCTGGGCGTGACCGAGGAGAACGTGCGGATGGCCCTGACCGCCGCCGTGAGTCAGGGGCTGCTGGAGGTGCCGCCGTCACTGCCGGTGAGCGAGCACCCGATCACGCTGGTCAGGCCGGGGACGTTGTGAGGGTCAGGGTCGTGGTCGAACTGGAAGCCGGGGGCGTGCTCTACGAGCGGACGGCCAAGGCGCTGGCCGTGGCGAGCGCGCTGCGGGTGCTGGCCGACGACCTCGACCCGCCGCGCCCGCGCAGCCGGGGCCGGGGGTCGCGGGTGTGGGGCGTCATTCGCTACGTCGGGAAGACCGAGATCGACTTGGATGTGCAGGCGGCACCCGCGCCGCCTGCCGAGACACCGCTGCTCGATGCGGCTGAGGGCAAGTGACCGACTGTGTGCTCTGGCCCGGCTACGTGATGCCCAACGGCTACGGGCAGGCGTATGACCCTGCCCGGTATCTCGCAGGCGAGCGCCCGCAGGTCTACGCGCATCGCCTCGTCTACGAGCAGCACGTCGGGCCGATCCCGGCGGGGCACGAAGTGCATCACCGTTGCGGGGTGAAGGCGTGCGTGAACCCCGCGCACCTTGAGGCGCTGACCTACTCCACGCACAAGCGCACGCACCGGAGCGTCTGCAAGAACGGCCACGCCATCGACGGCGACAACATCAGCCGCTGGTCGGCTCGCGACGGACGCGAGCACCGCCAGTGTCGAACCTGCTACAACGCGCGGATGCGTGCCTTTCGCGCACGCCGCACTGGAGAAGCCCGATGACCGAAGAACAGCAGCCGCCCACCCCGGCGGTCGAGAGCGGGGTGTTCGCGCACTCCCCCACGTTTGCCAAGCTCGCCGCCGCGCTCGCGAAGGCGCAGGCCAACTACGGCGACCTGAAGGCGTCGCAGGTCGCTGACGCCGAGAAGTACGTCTACAAGTACGCCGACCTCGCGGCGGTGCTCGCGGCGGTGCGCCCGGCGCTGAACGCAGCGGGCATCGCGCTGTTGCAGGGCGTCGCCATGCAACGCCCGCAGGGCAGCAGCGGGCTGATCGTGCTGGTCGAGACGCGCCTGATCGACCAGTCGGGCGAGTGGCTGGCGACGACCGTGAAGCTCCCGAGCGGCGAGGTCGCGCCGCAGAAGGTTGGGTCGCTGGTTTCATACCTTCGTCGGTATGCCCTGCTCGCGATGGTCGGGGTCGCTGCCGAGGACGATGACGGCAAGGAGGCCCAGCAGGCCGCACCGCCGAAGCGCACGGCCCCGCCTGCGCCGCCGAAGACGCAGCCCGCGACCGCCAAGCCGGTGGCCGCGCCCAAGCCGGTGCCCGCGACGCCGCCTGCCGAGGAGCGCGTCGAGCCGCGCGTCATCGCCGACCCGGTGCGCGAGGACGGGGTCCGCATCAGCGCGAAGGACCGGGGGCTGCTGTTCAAGGTGGCGAAGGAGCAGGGGCTGAACGAGACGCAGGTCAAGCAGTTGATCTTCGCGCTCTGGGGCTACACCTCGACGGGGGCCATCCTGCAGGGCGCGCAGTTCGGCAAGCTGCTCTCGGCGATGGAGAACCCGCAGGACCACGGCGTCACCATCGGCAACGGCGACCTGACCTACGACCGTGCGCAGGACGCCAACCCGCTGCCGGGCAACCCTGACCTCGGGGGACTGTGATGGCGAAGGCACGCGCGCCCCGTGCGGGGCCGAAGGTCTACGCCAAGCAGTTGGTCATCGAGGTGCCCAAGGCGATGCTGGAGGAGGCCGCGCAGCAGGCGTGGCCTGACCTCGTCACGCTCGCCGAGGGCGCAGGCTGGCGGGTCCGCGACACCGACGACTACCTCTGGTGCGGCAAGGACCACGCGCTGCTGCGGCAGGGCACCGACGAGATGCGCGGCATCCCGGTGCTGCTCTTCCAGAACTGGTGATGAGCACGCTCCACTTCGACCACGAAACCCACACCTTCTGGCGCGAGGGCCAGCGGGTGCTGGGGGTCACCGAGATCCTGCGGCGGTGCCGCCTGACCTCGCCCTACTGGACCGTCGAGGCCCGCAACCGGGGCACGCGCGTCCACAAGGCGCTGCACGTCCTGCAGACGCTCGGGGACGCCGAGGGTCGCTCGCATCTGCTGGCGGGCGACCTGCCGTTCTACGCGGCGGGCGTGCGGGCGCTGGACACGTTCGGCATCGAGGTGCTCGGGGCCGAGGAACTGGTGGACGGCGGTGCCTACGCGGGCTGGCTGGACCTGCGCTGCCGCCTCCGGGGGCGCGCCCTGCCGATGGTCATCGACTTCAAGACGGGCCGCGCCGCGCCGTGGACGCCGCTCCAGTTGGCCGCGTATGCTGCCCCGCAACCGACGCCGCACGACCGGGCGTTCATCGAACTGCTCCCGTCGGGAGCGCCGAAGCTGACGGTCTGCCGCGAGCATCGCGGCGACCTGCGGCACTTCAACGCCTGCGTCGCCGTGGCGCAGTTGCAACTGGCACTGGAGATCCCTGATGGCGAAGACTGAGACGCTCGTCGTGTTTGAACCGGCCACGCACATCGACCTCGCCGAGGTGGCGACGTGGGTCGTGGACGGTCCCGAGACGGCGGAACTGGCCGTCGAGTATCGCGAGGGCGTCAAGGCGCTCATCCGCGAGATCGAGGCGGGCTACAAGCCGCACGTCGCCCGCGCCCACGCCGCGCACAAGGCGCTCTGCGAGGAACTGCGCCTGCGCCTGCTGCCCTGCACGGTCGCGCTCGACGCGCTGAACCGGGCCATCGGCAGCTACGAGGTGGCGCGGCAGCGGGCCGAGGAGAAGTCCCGGCGCGACGCGGAGGCGGCGGCGCTGGCCGACGCGGAGGCCGCACGGGCGTCGGACGCCGAGGCCGCACGGCTGCGCGGGAACACGGCGCTGGCCGAGAGCATCGCGACCGCGCCGGTCGAGGAGTTCATGGCCCCGGTGGTCGTGCCCCCGACGCGGAAGACCTCGGGCGTGGCCGTGACGGTCACCTACGAGCCGGTGGTCGAGGACTTCGACGCGCTGCTGCAGTTCGCGGCGGCGAGCGACAGCGCGATGCGTCCGCTGCTGGTGCAGGCGAACCTGAAGGGGCTGCAGGCGCTGGTCGATCAGATGGGCGAGGGGTTCAATGTGCCCGGCGTCACGCGCGTGATGCGGACCCCCACCGTTCGTAGCACGCGCGCGGGGCGTTCCTAGATTTTGTGGAGTACGCCGGAGAGCCTCCGGCGAGTAGACTTGCGCCCGGCGCGCCGCGTGGCTGCAGCGCGCCGGGGCTTGCCCCGTGTGCCACCGTGGAGTCAGCACGATGACCGAGACATCCTACCCGAAACCCAGCGACCTCGCGAGAGAACACCTCGCCCTCTCCGAGCACGACCTGCGCGGGGAGCGTGACGCCTACCGCGCACTGCTCTGCGCCGCCCTCGACCGGATGCACGCGATGGTCGTGGCCTACGCCGACCTGAACGCCCGCTACACCCGGCTGCTGGACGACCACCGCGCCCTGCGCCGGGATCAGCGGTCGTGACGGGCAACCGGCGCACCTTTGCCCGCCTGCCCGGCGGGGGCTACGTCTACACCTTGCTCGATGAGGGCGTCCGCGTCGAGGTGCGGCACCTCCGGCGGGCGTGGGGCGCGATGCACGCCGAGGTCGATGTCCAGTGCGAGTGGGCCGGGGCGCTGCGGCACGGCCTGAGCCTCTCCTGCGCGGACCTGAACCTCTCGCTGCAGGACGCCCGCGTCAAGCTCGCCAACTACTGTGCGCGGCGCTCGCGCAGCGAGGAGCACGTCCCGCGTGACGAGCAGCCGCAGTTCGACTGGGTCGGCGTCATCGACGCCGCGTGCATCCAGACCCTGCAGGCCGAGCGCACGGGCGACGAGTCGCTGGCCCTCGATGACGCGCCCGACATGGTCGAGGCCACCGTCAACGTCTGGGGGCTGCAGATCCCGCTCGACGGCCCCTCCCTGCTCATCTCGCCCGGCGGCGGGCTGAAGTCGCTGGTGCTGCTGCTGGTCGCGGGCACGCTCGCGCTGGAGGGCCGCACGGTGCTCTACATCGACTACGAGTGGACCGCGTCCCGGCACAAGGCCCGCAAGCTGCGCCTCTTCGGGGCCGAGCCGATGCCCGGCCTGCGCTACATCCGCTGCAAGGGGCCGCTGACGCACGAACTGCCCCGCCTGCGGAAGGAGGTCGAGACGCACGGCGTCACCTTCTGCGTGCTCGACAGTGTGGGCATGGCGTGCGAGGGGCCGCTCAAGGACGATGACACCGCACGCGGGTTCTACGGCGCACTGGCCCTCCTGCCGCCCACGATGAGCGCCGGGCACATCACCAAGGCGCAGGTCGCCGCCCCCGACGCCGAGCGGATGGCCTTCGGCTCGGCCTTCTTCACCAACCTCGCCCGCATGAACTGGGACGTGCGGAAGGTCGAAGACCCCGTGCGCCAGCAGGCCACCATCTCCATCAAGGGCGGCAAGCAGAACGACGGCAACCGCGACCCGCCCGTCGGCCTGCGCTTCGTGTTCTCGCCCGACATGATCGCCGTGTCCCGCGTCGCCGTCGCCGACGAGCCGGAACTGGCAGCGGCGCTGACGATCCCCCAGCGCCTGCCCGGTGCGCTCGCCCGTGGCCCGAAGACCATCGCCGAACTGGCCTACGAACTGGAGGCGCAGGTCCGCTCCGTCGAAAAGGCGCTCAAGCGCGGGGAGGAGCGCGGCCTCTACCTCGTCGTGCCGAACGGGCCGGACGGCGTCACCCGCTGGGGCCGCGCCGAGCGGCATCACGCATGACCGGACAGTTGTCCCAGACACGCGGGACAGTTGTCCCATCGGGGCCGACTCAACCAATGGGACAGTTGTCCCAGACACGGTCGGACAAGCCCCTTCGGACGCAGGACAAAACAACCCCCCTCTGTAAGAGGGGGTTTTGTCCGTCCCACCGGACAGTTGTCCCAACGGAGGCAAAACGATGAGCTTCAAACGCGGCGACTCCGGGTGGTTGTGGCACCGTCAACGCAAGCTCGACTTCACCGTGGCGCGGGTGCAGGGCACCACGGCGCTGGTTCACGTCAAAGGGGCGGGGATCGTGCCCGGCCTCCTGCGCGTGCCCCTCACGGCGCTTCGGCGGGTCAAGGTGGCCCCGGAAGACCCGACCCCGGCCCCTGACCCCTGCGGCGAGCTTCAGTGGCTCCACGTCGTTGAAGCGGTGCCGCGCCCGTGAGCGACAATCGAGGCCCGGCTTCCGGGGGGCACGGGGGGCGTCGCCGGGCGTGCCCGACCTGCGGGCGCTGGATGCAGTTGGACCCTCGGGGCGGCTGGCAGTGCGTCCGGTGCGGCCAGCGGGTGGGGTCGAGCGGCAACTGGTGGCCTACGAAGCCCTTCGTAAGCGCCACGGAGAACGAAAAGCGAAGCGCCTCCGTGGTGAAGAGATCTCAGGGGGGGCCGCTACTACCCCCGTCTGGACGCGGTCGCGTTCAACGTGGGGCAACCTAGCGGTCTACAGCCCCATGTCCGGTTATGGGATTATCAACAACTTACGGGTGGTGAGAATCTTTTCACAGTGTGCCATTCTGAGACACGCGTGGCACACTTCATGTTAGGTGCTGGAAGTCGTTGCGAACACGCCACTTCGCGGTAAGGGTCAAGTGCCCTAACGTCCAAATATGCAGATTTGCTCAGTGTTTGTGCCCGGTCGCCCGGTCTGCCAAGGGTCGATGCGGCACCTCGGGAAGGGCCGGATGACCCACGACAACGTCCACCTCCGCGCGTGGCGCACGCAGATCGGCTGGGCCGTGCGCTCGTCCGTCAGGGCGGCGGTGCTCGACCCGGCGACCGACGTGCGGGTCAAGCTCCACTTCGTCGTCCAGCCGCGCCGCAAGGGCGACGCCCCTGACCTCGACAAGCTGGTGCGGGCGGTGCTCGACGCCCTAACGCACCTCGCCTTTGTGGACGATAAGCAGGTCGTCCACATCGACGCCCGGCGCACGCTGCTCGGGCCTGAGTCGCTGCCGAGCGCCGAGGGGGCGCACATCACCGTGGAGACGGCGTGATCCTGCCCAACGGCGAGGTGCGCGTAGCCTTCACCGCCGACGACGTGCGGCAGGCCGTCGCCTTCGCCGACGCGATGTGCGAGCACAAGCCGAACGTGCGGCGCTCCAAGTTCTTCGGCACCGAGCGGATGGACAACGAGGTCGCGGGGAAGCTGGGCGAGGTCGCCTTCGGGCGCGTGTTCGGCTGGCCCGTGGACTGGGCGCTGCACGCGGGCGGCGACACGCACGCCGACTTCACGGTGCAGCACGGCTGGACGGTGGACATCAAGGCCGTGAACGTGCAGCGGTCGCTGACGCACGACTACGCGCTGCCGCTGGCGCTGCATGAGGTGATCGCCGACGTGTTCGTGCAGGCGCTCATCGAGCCGGGCCGGGTCGCCGGGCGGCTGACCGGGTGGATCGGGCACGCGGCGTTCCTCTGGCACTGCCGTCGCGAGGCGGGCTGGCGCGACCGGGGCGACGACCCGTTCGTGGTGACACGCCGCCAACTGACGCTGCCGTTTCATGCGAGCTTCTGGAGGGACCGTGAGCAGCACTGAGCCGTTCGACCTCGTCTCGCATCCTGACGCGCACTCCAACCTGCTGCGCGAGCGGCTGCTCCAGTTGTCGCTGGCCTCGGCGCTGGCGCTGCCCGGCGAGCGGTGCGTGGTCAACGCCCGTGACCTGCACGACGTGACGACGCAGGCGCTGGACCTGACGCAGGAACTGCTGATGCTGCGCCGCTGCCTGATCGTGTTCATGCGCGCGTCGCACGTCGAGGCGCTGGCGCTGCCGTTCGCCGAGACGGTGCTGGCCGCGACGGTGCCGCTGCGGGTGAAGCACGACCCGCAGGCGCTGCCCGACCTGCTGCAGTTGCTGCTCGACGGCGAGGGCTTCGTGACGGTCAGCAGCAGCGCCTACGCGTCGCCTCCGGCGCTGTTCGACAGCGAGGGCCAGAGCGAGGCCGCGCGGCTCAGGGCGGCGCTCATCGAGGCGCGGCAGGCCATCGTCAACGCGGGCGGCAGCGACACGGTGCTGGCGCTCATCGACGTGAGCTTGCGGTAGGATACGCACCCATGCTGCACCGCCTGCTGCTCGCGCTCCCGCTGCTGGGCCTGATGGCAGGCTGCACGACGCTCTGCGGCTGCTCCGAGGACAAGAGCGTCTCCGTCATCGCGCCCGACCCGCCTGCGCCGCCGCCAGCGGTCCACGTCATCGACTTCCACGTCACCGGCACCGACCCCGGCACGGTGGAGATCACGCTCACGTCGAGCACCGAGGGGACGAGCACGATCCGCACGAACCTGCCGTGGTTCTCGACGCTGAAGACGACGCGCACGTCGAGCTTCCTCTCGCTGCAGGCGAAGGACCGCGACTTCTTCAGCGGGACGATCACGGTGCAGATCTTCGTGGACGGGCTGCTGTTCCGCGAGGCGAGCGTGACGGGGTTCAACCCGGTCGCGGCCATCGATGGGACATGGACGAACTGAGGTCTGCCCGTGCTGCGGCGTGCCGCGTGACCGGCTGCTCCATGTGCTCGCGTGCGAGGGCGTGACGATGCCGACGCTGCCAACCGGGAACCTCGTCTACTGCGCGCTGGCGCATCTGCCCGACCTCGGCGCGGCGTTCGCGCTCAACGGTGAGGGCGAGGCGCTGCTGCGGCTGTCGCTGGACCCGGCGAGCGTCGCGGGCCTGACCGACGTGCTGCAGGCGCTGCGGAACCGCACGTTCTACGTGGCGCTGGTCGCGTCACCGAAAGGGGCACGCCATGCCCGTGAAGACGAAGGTGCCGGATCGGTTCCCGAATCGGAACCGCAAGCCGAGGAAACCCCGGAAGCCGAGGGGCCGCGCCCTCGCCGCCGCCGCCGAGTATCTGCTGACAAACCCGACCGCCGCACTCATTGACAAGCACACCGGCAAGCCGGATGGCGAGAAGATCATCGAGGCGCTGAGTGTGCTGGCGACGGGGACGGGCGAGCAGGTCGCGAAGTTTTTCGGCGGCTACTACCGGCTGCGGGCGCGCGACCGGCAGGCGGCGCTCAACGTGCTGGAGCAGCGGCGCTTCGGGCGGGTGCCGCAGGTCGATGAGGTGCCGAGCGAGCACCGCCCGACGACCATCGTGAACGTGTTCACGACGAGCGAGGAGTTCGCGTTCGTCACCGCGCAGCAGCCGAAGCTGGTGTCCAGCCAACGCGTGCTGCCCACTGGAGAGCCGAGTGACCGAGACGACTGACACCGCCGACCACGACCCGACCATCCTCGCCGTGCGGACGCTGATCGAGCGCCTGCGCGACGCGGTCTACGAGACGCCATCGGACGCCCCCGGCCCGCCGCGCTGGTGGCGCTACGCGCTCGATGACGACGCCGCGCTGCGGCTGGTGCTCGACTTCACGCTGACGGAGAACACGCGGACGGTGCTGCGCCGCAACGAACGCTACGCCCAGTTGCTGCACTGCGCGATGCTGCGGCTCTGCGACCACGGCGAGACGGCGAACAGCAGCACGCTGGTGCGCGAGATCCGCGACCTGCTCGGCGGGGCGTGATGCTCACGGTGTGGTGGGTCATCGGCATCGTCGTCGTCGTAGTCGCGGTGGCGTGGGCCATCGAGCACGTCCTTGACCGTTGGAACTGATGCCCGAGGTCAAAGACTTCTGGAACCCGGTGCAGTCGGCCTTCCTGCTCGCCGACGCGGCCAAGTGGCCCTACGTGGACTTGGAGGGAGCCGTCCGCGCCGGGAAGACGACGCCGCTGGTGGCGAAGAGCGCGGCCTACTGCGTGGACTACCACGGCATCCACGGGGCGCTGTGCCGGTGGACGCAGGACGCGCTCGACGCGCAGTTGAAGCCGCGCTGGCGCGACTGGTGCGCGACGCACGGCATCCGCCTGCAGTGGCACGGCGACGAGGAGTACGACGAGGTCGTCGGCACCGGCTCGCGCGTCTACCTGCGGGCGCTCAAGAGCGCCGAGGAGACGAGCCGCTACGGCAAGCTGGCGGGCCTGACGCTGGCGTTTCTCGGCATCGACCAGCCCGAGGAAGTGCCCGAGGACGTGTATCGGCACTACGTGCCCGCGCGGCTGTCGCAGCCGGGCTACCCGCATCAGGTGCTGCTGACGCCGAACCCGCCGGGGCTGACGCACTGGATCGCGCAAGACTTCCCCGAGCGCAACGGCAAGGACGGCTACCTCTACCTGCGGACGAGCGTCTACGACAACCGGCACAACCTCGGCGACGACTACATCGCCAAGCTGGAGGAGGCGTATCCCGAGGGGCACGCGCTGCGGCGCCGGTTCATCGAGGGCAAGCGCGGCCTGAGCATCGTGGGCAAGCCGGTCTACGCGGGCTGCTTCAACGCCCGCATCCACAGCCAGAAGCTGCGCCTGAACGCCAACGTGCCGCTGCTGGAGGGGTGGGACTTCGGGCACTCGCATCCGGCGGTGGTGTGGGCGCAGATCCTGCCGTGGGGCGAACTGCGGGTGCTCGGCGGCATCCTCGGCACCGACCAGTTCATCGAGGACTTCGCGCCGATGGCGGTGGCGCAGCGGGCGCTCTGGTTCGGCGGGACGCCCGACGTGGACGGCACGCGCAAGCTGCCGTGCGAGGTGTGGAGCACGGGCGACCCGGCGGGGGACCAGAACAATTCGCAGGGCACGCGCGTGAGCGCCGCTGACGTGCTGCGCGAGTATGGCGTGATGCTCTACACCATCGGCGGGGCGAACCATCCCGATGCGCGGGACCGCTGCATCCAGCACCTCGCGGGCTACATGAAGCGGCTGACGCGGCAGGGCGCAGCGTTCACGGTGGACCCCGACCGCTGGCTCGTCGTCGCGCCGGAGGGCGTCATCGCGAGCACGCACTTCATCGACGCGCTGGAGGCGGGC